ATGAAACTATGTCTAATGTTAGACATACACAGACAAAAAAATGCCCGGACAAGCCGGGCTAAGATGTATTTGCGTACATCAAGGAGAAGCAATGACTACGAAAACGCAGACACCACTCAAAAAGTAGTGTATATTAAAGGCTCCGAGTCCGCAAGGTACTACGCGCATGTTGGATCACTTGTTAGATTTTGAGCCGCCAGTGGTTGAGGCCACCGGCAAGGACGTGTCCGGGTTGGACAGGGCAACGCCCGACCAAATACTCAACGCACAGGTCAATACGACCAAATGGCTGGAAAAACTTGGCGTCGAAGACGACCAAAAGATTCTGCAAGAGGCCGAAGCCAAGGCAGCACGCACAGTTTTCGCAACGCTGGCCAACAATGCGACCCCCGCCGAGACCAAAAACCAGTTGACGCTGCTCAAAACGCCGGAGTCCGTCAGGCATCTGGTGACGCTGCTGTCTGCATACGACTGGGAGTTTGTGGAGCAGGCCAAGCAGATGCGCGGCATGGCGGTCGCCAAGATTATTGAGGAAACCAACCACCCCGACGCCCGGATCAGGCTTAAAGCCATTGAGATGCTTGGGCGCGTGACGGAAGTAGCACTGTTCACGGACAGGTTGGAGGTCAAGAAGACTGATCTGACGGACGCCGAGATCGACCAGAAGCTCCAAGACAAGCTCGACAAGCTGCTCAACGTCATAGATGTGGACATCACCGTTGGCGAAACCACGGCAGACATCACGGACGTGGAACCCAGCACGCTAGATGAGAGTGAGCACTCACTAACATCCGAAGAACCTCCAGCCCCCACCGACGATGAATCTTGACGCGCTCAATCTGAAACCGGAAGAGGTCAAGGCCCTACGCGCAGCGTTGCCGACGATGACCAAAGCGGCCAAGCAGGATTTGATGGAGATGCTGGAGGTGTTTGAGGAGCGTGAAAGTCGTAATGCGCTCCACAACTCGCGCCTTAACATGATTGACTTCGCCAAGAAGGTGTACCCCGGCTTCAAGGTTGGGCCGCACCACAGGAAGCTGGCCAAGATTTTTCAGGACGTGATCGACGGCAAAAAGAAGCGCGTCATCATCAACATCGCCCCTCGTATGGGTAAGTCTGAGTTCTCCAGCTACCTGTTCCCGGCGTACTTCCTAGGTAATTACCCTAATAAGAAGATTATCATGGGCACGCACACCGCGTCTCTGTCAGAAGACTTTGGCCGCAGGGTCAGGAACTTGCTGGACGACGATGAGTACCAGAGCCTGTTCCCCGCTACGTTAGTGGCCGCTGACCAAAAGGCGGCGGGCAAGTGGAGCACTGACGCAGGAGGGCAATACTACGCAGCCGGTGTGGGTGGTGCCTTGGCCGGACGGGGCGCTGACCTGTTCATGATCGACGATCCGCACTCGGAGCAGGATGTAAAGAGCAACTCCAAGCTGGCGTTTGACACGGCGTGGTCGTGGTTTCAGACGGGCCCGTTACAACGCTTGATGCCCAATGGCGCGATCATTGTGGTGATGACCCGGTGGGGACCGCTGGACCTGACCGGGCGGCTGATCGACTATCAGATAAAAAACCCGGACTCCCCGCGCTGGGAGATTGTGGAGTTGCCAGCCATCCTCAACGAAGGCACGGACAACGAGAAGTCGCTCTGGCCGGAGCAGTGGCCGTTGGACTCGCTGCTGTCTGCCAAGTCGTCAATGGACCCGAGGTATTGGAACGCGCAGTACATGCAGCAGCCCACTTCGGACACGTCGGCCATCATCAGCAGGAAGAGCTGGAGAATCTGGGAGCCCGAGGACCCGCCCCCTTGCGAGTACATCATCCAGAGCTGGGACACGGCGTTTGAAGTTAAGACGACAGCCGACTATTCGGCGTGTACGACGTGGGGCGTGTTCTACAACGAGGAGGAAGATAACTCCCCGCAGATCATCTTGCTGGACGCGTTCAAGGACAGGATGGCGTTCCCCGACCTGAAGGTGTCGGCGCTGAAACACTGGAAAGAGTGGGAGCCTGACGCGTTCATTGTGGAGAAGAAGGCTTCCGGCGGGCCGCTGATACAAGAGCTGCGGGCGATGGGCATACCCGTGCAGGAGTTCTCCCCCAGCCGGGGCAACGACAAGACAGTGCGCGTAAATGCTGTTGCTGATTTGTTTGCCTCTGGTAAAGTCTGGGCACCGGACACCCGCTGGGCACGCGAAGTTATTGAGGAAGTTGCGTCTTTCCCTGTTGGCGAGAACGACGACTACGTAGATACGACAACTCAAGCACTCCTGCGCTTCAGACAGGGTGGGTTCATCTCATTGGACTCGGATGAGAAAGACGACAGAATTTACCGTGGGCGCGTAGCCGCCTACTATTAAGGATCAACATGGCGGATAAAAACGAGTACGTCAGCGTCATGGACAAAGGGAATATGGCGTCGCCAGAATACCGCGCACAGCTTGAGCGCCAGCAAGCTTTGGCGGGGTCTTACCCTGAGATGGAGTTGGCGGGCCTTGGCATTAAGGCGTTATTGCAAAAAGGCGGGAACTTTGTTAAAGGGCTGCTTCCGTCTAGGGCTAACCTGACCCCAGCGCAAAAAGAAGCCAATCTTGCCAATTTTCTTAGCGAAAGCAAATCGCCACCAAAGCTGTATCACGGCACAGACAAAAACTTTCCCGCCTTTGACCAAAGCAAGGCGAGCAGAACCGCATGGGGCGAGGGGTTTCATCTGGCAGAAGACGCAGCCTTGGCAAGTCAATATGCAGGAAAAGTCACCGGTTCAAATGTTATGCCGGTGCATGCCGCAATTAAGAACCCGTTAGAGCTTAAGTCCCTTGATGAGTGGTTTGATGTAATCCCCGGCAAAACAAATGCGGAAAAAACAAAATGGGTAAAGAGCCAAGGCTATGATGGCATAAAGTACCCGCACAGTCAGCCAACGGCAAACGAGTCCGGGATGGCTTGGGTTGCGTTTGAACCCACGCAGTTGAAATCCGCTATCGGGAACAAGGGAACATACAATCCTAAGAAAAAAGACATCAACAAAGCCAAAGGCGGGCAGGTCGGCAAACCCCTGCGCGGCGCAGGCAATAAAAAGGACATATAAACATGGCAACGAACATCGACAAAGCACTCTTCCAACAGCCGCAGGGCATCGACGCATTGGCCGAAGATGAGCAGGGCATTGAAATTGAGATTGTTGATCCTGAATCGGTGAGCATTGAAGGCCCGGGCTTTGCCCTTGAGTTGGCCAAGGTTGAGGCCGAGAACGACTTTGACGTCAATCTGGCCGAAGAGATGGACGAGAGTGCCATTGAGTCGATGGCCGGTGACTTGGCTGGAGACATTGACAACGACCGCAACTCGCGCAAAGAGTGGGAGAAAGCCTACACCGAGGGCTTGAAACTGTTGGGCTTGCAGGTCGAGGAGCGCACAGAGCCTTGGAACGGCGCGTCTGGTGTGTTCCACCCGATGATTACCGAGGCCGTGGTCCGGTTCCAGTCAGAGGCAATCACTGAGTCTTTCCCCGCCCAAGGGCCGGTGCGCACGAAGATTCTGGGCAAAGAGACCCCTGAGAAGCAGCAAGCTGCTCAGCGTGTCGAGGCCGACATGAATTACGAGCTGACAGACGTGATGAAAGAGTTCCGCCCAGAGCACGAGCGCATGTTGTGGTCGCTGCCAGCCACAGGCTCAGCGTTCAAGAAGGTGTACTACGATCCCAATCTGGGTCGTCAGGTGTCGATGTTTGTGCCCGCAGAAGACATCATCCTGCCGTACGGCACGACTGACATGGACACTTGCTACCGCCTGACACACGTCATGCGCAAGACCAAGAACGACATCATCAAGCTCCAGAAGGCGGGCTTTTACCGTGACATCGAGCTGGGCGACCCCACACGCGAGCAAACCAACATTGAGAAGGCCAAGGACAAAGAGACGGGCTTCAGTGATCTGAATGACGACCGCTACGTTCTGATGGAGTGCCACGTTGACTTGGACCTCAAGGGCTTTGAAGACAAGGACGATGACGGCGAACCCACAGGCATCGCGCTGCCGTACGTAGTAACACTCATCAAGGGGACCAACGATGTTCTGTCCATTCGACGCAATTGGCGTGAAGATGATGAACTGCACCTCAAGCGCCAGCACTTCGTTCACTACCAATACATTCCCGGCTTCGGTGCGTATGGCTTTGGACTGTTCCACCTCATCGGGGGCTTTGCCAAGTCAGCAACTAGCATCATGCGCCAGCTTGTGGACGCCGGGACACTATCGAATCTACCCGGGGGCCTCAAGTCTCGCGGACTTCGGATCAAGGGTGATGACACTCCGATTGCCCCCGGCGAGTTCCGTGACGTAGATATTGGCTCGGGCGCACTGCGGGACAACATCCTGCCGCTGCCGTACAAAGAGCCGTCGCTGGTCTTGTTCCAGTTGCTGGGCACCATCGTTGAAGAGGGTCGCCGTTTCGCAGCTACTGCGGACATGAAGGTTGCCGACATGTCGGCCAACGCCCCGGTGGGCACAACTCTGGCTTTGCTGGAGCGCCAGCTCAAGGTGATGTCGGCTGTGCAGGCGCGTATGCACTACGCGTTCAAACAAGAGCTGCACCTGTTGGCCATACTCATCCGGGACTACACAGACCCAGCGTACGACTACGAGCCGGACCGTGGCGGGCGCAGAGCCAAAGCAGAAGACTACAGCCACGTAGACATCATCCCCGTGTCGGACCCCAACGCGGCAACCATGAGCCAGCGTGTGGTGCAGTACCAAGCCGTCATCCAGATGGCGCAGATGGCTCCCGAGATTTACGACTTGCCTCTGTTGCACCGCAACATGCTTGAGGTGTTGGGCATCAAGAACGCCGACAAGCTCGTGCCGCTGCCAGACGACCAGAAGCCAAGAGACCCTGTGTCCGAGAACATGATGGTGCTCAAGAGCGAGCCGGTCAAAGCGTTCATGTACCAAGACCACGAAGCCCACATCAAGGTGCACATGTCCGCGATGCAGGACCCGATCATCATGCAGTTGATCGGCCAGAACCCCAAGGCTCCGATGATCCAAGGGGCCATGATGGCGCACATTGCCGAGCACGTTGGTTTTGCGTACCGTCAGAAAATTGAGCAGCAGCTTGGCATCCCCCTGCCACCGGAAGACGAGAAGCTCCCGCCACAGGTCGAGGTCGCACTGTCCGCCATGATGGCGCAGGCTGCGCAGCAGGTTCTCCAACAGAGCCAAGCGCAGCAAGCCCAGCAACAGGCACAGCAGCAAGCCCAAGACCCCGTGCTTCAGCTTCAGCAGCAGGAGTTGCAGATCAAGCAGAACGAGTTGGCGCTCAAAGACAAGAAAATAACTGTGGACGCAGCCGCCCGTGCGGACGAGCTGGACCTCAAAGAAAGAGCGTTGGAAGGCAAACTCAAGTTGGACGGCTTCAAGGCAGGCCAGCAGGCTACGCAGGCCGAGAAGAAGTTGCAGTCCGACCAAGAACGAGAAGGTGTCCGCATGGGCATCGACATCGCAAAGAGTCGCCAACAGGCGACACAGAAAAACCAACCACCGAAAGGCCCGGCCAAATAAATGATCCAAGACTTCGCACGCGTATTGCGCGAACAAATACGCAAAGACATGAACAACTACGCTGACGACGCCGCCAGCGGAGCATGTCGCTCATTTGAGGAATATCAAAAACTCTGCGGAACCATTCAGGGTCTGGCTATCGCAGAGCGCTATGTACTCGACCTTGCAAAGAAAGTTGAACAAGCAGATGAGTAAACTTAGTCTTGAGCCGGGCACATATGCCCTACCCGAAGCCATCCAACCGACTGAGGCCCCGGCCCCAGAAGCGACAGATGAAGAGAAGGCCCGACAGCTTCCCGACCCAACAGGTTGGAAACTGCTGTGCGCGGTGCCTGACGTTGTTGAGACATTTGAGAACTCCTCAATTGTCAAAGCCGGTCAATTCATGAAACAAGAAGAGCACGCCACAACCGTGC